AAGTGCAATTATCTTCCAAATTCAACCAACTGATCAATACAGAGGTGACTTTGAAGCTGGAAACAGCAAACCAAACTCTTGGAATGATTCAGGATCTAATGGAAACAGCGGATGTTGTCCTCCACAAGTAATTCCAGAAATCAACATTCAGATGAAATCATCTGCTATCGTTGCTAAAACTAGAAAACTTAAAGCAGTTTGGACGCCAGAATTTGCACAGGATTTAAATGCATACCATGCATTAGATGCTGAAGCAGAATTAACTTCAATCTTAAGTGAATACATTTCTTTAGAGATCGATTTAGAGATCTTAAGTATGTTGATCGAAGGAGCTGGAGCTGGATCTGAAAATTGGTCAGCAGTTAACAACACGTCAATCGACAATGCTGGTGCAATATCTGATTTAGGATTCTATAACTCACAAGGACAATGGTTCCAAACTTTAGGAACTAAAATCCAAAAGTTGAGTAATATCATTCACCAGAAAACTCTTAGAGGTGGTGCTAATTTCTTAGTATGTTCTCCAACTGTAGGTACAATTTTGGAAAGTATTCCAGGATTTGCTGCTGATTCAGATGGCGATGCTGCTAAAGCTAGCTACGCATTTGGTGTACAAAAAGTAGGTTCAATTAATGGACGTTACAAAGTATACAAAAACCCTTACATGACTGAAAACAAAATCTTATTAGGATTTAGAGGTTCTCAGTTCTTGGAAAGTGGTGCTGTATTTGCTCCGTACATTCCGTTAATCATGACTCCACTAGTATACGATCCAAACACTTTCACACCAAGAAAAGGATTGTTAACTAGATACGCTAAGAAAATGGTAAGACCAGAATTTTATGGTACTATCAATATTTCAGGATTAAACACTCTATAATAAGAGTTTAAATCTTACTTAGTAACTTAGTAAAATTAGCCCGAACTCACGTTCGGGCTTTTTTTTCTCATATTTATAACAAAATACTAGATTATGAATGTACCAATATATGATGGTTGTCCAATATGGAATGATAAAGCAGTACCTTTTGGGTTCTATAGTTCAGAGGTTGCCTTCCAAACTGATGCAATAAAAGTAACTAAGTTCGTTGCTTCTAGATTAGGTTATCCTTTAGTAGATGTTGAACTCCAATCGAGTTCTATGTTTACAGCTTTTGAAGAAGCAGTTACCACGTATGGTAATGAATTATATGCATATAAAATACGAGATAATCAATTATCTCTAGAAGGGCTTACCACTGGGTCAAACTTAAATCAAGCGCTTATAACACCGAGTTTTGAGCCAATAGTTAGGCTAACAGAACAATATGGAGAAGAAGCAGGTAGTGGAGGTAATGTACCTTATTACTCAGGTTCATTCCAATTAACAGCAAGTGTTCAAGATTATGATTTTGAAGTGTTTATGACTGGTAGTGGATTAACTGGATCTGATTATATACATGGTTTAGAAGTAAAAAGAGTATATTATGAACCAAAATTCCCAGCATCAGCAAGATATTTAGATCCTTATAATGGGTTTGGATTTGGTGGAGCTGTAGCAGCAGGTATTGTTGGATTTGGAGGGTTTGGTCAAGGAATGGGTTATTTAATGGCTCCATTAAACTATGATTTACAAGTAATACAACAAATCGAAATGAATGAAATGGTTAGAATGTCTAATTATTCATTTAGAGTACAAGATAATAAATTAAGAATATTTCCTATACCAAATTTTGATGGGAATATGATATCAGGTTCATCTTTACTTATAGGTCAAGCTTTAAATGTGACCCAAGGTCCAAATGTAACCTTTGCAGGTAATGTTACATCCTCTTTAATAACATTAAATACATCAACAGGTACTGGAAAAGATGGTACAGCTATGATTTATGGTGATAGTGGAACAAATAACACATACCAAATTAAAGTAGTAAATTCCGGAAGCAATTACACATCAGGAGATGTAATAACAATTGCTCAAGCGGATATAGACGCTTCAAGTACTAATATTAGTAATGCAGCAGGTGATATAAAAATAACTCTAAGAGACCAAGATATAACTGCTATATGTGGTGGTGGAACTTTATGGTTTGATTATATTTTAAGAGATGAAAGAATAAACAGCGCAGTTAGACAAACTCCAACTAGAGTTACAAATGTTTCAAATGCGCCATATGAAAACCCAACATACGAATTTATTAATTCAGTTGGTAGACAGTGGATATTTGAGTATACTTTAGCATTATCAAAAGAAATGTTAGGATATGTAAGAGGTAAGTATAGTAGTATACCTATACCAAATGCTGAAGTTAATTTAAATCAAGGTGATTTAATATCAGCAGCAACTGCAGAAAAATCAACATTAATAGAAAGATTAAGAACATACCTTGATGAAACATCAAGACAATCATTATTAAATAGAAGAGCATCTGAAGCTGAATCAAAGATGGTTGAGTTACAACAAGTGCCCTACACAATATTTATAGCGTAATATGGCAATGTTTACAAGACAAAGGGACTGGTCCCTTATGAGACACTTAAATAGAGAAGTAATGGGTAACATTATTACTCAACAATGTGCTATTTATCAATTTCAATTAGAAGAAACTAAAGTTAACATATACGGCGAAGCAGCAGAAGAAAAATATTATAATGGTCCATTTTTATTTAATTGTTTAATTAATAGAGGAGACCAAGAATATGGTGAGAATGTAGAAGGTATTCAGTATAACCAACCAATTCAATTTTATTTATTAAGAGATGATTTAGTAGAAAAAGATATTGTTCCTAGAGTAGGGGATATTATTTTATATGAAGAAGGATATTATGGAGTAGATAGTACAGTAGCTAACCAGTATTGGGGAGGTAAAAACCCAGATTATCCTAACAATGATTCTGATGGACAACCAAATCCACTTAATCCTAATTTAGAAGAATTTGGTAATAACATATCAATACTAGTTTCAACATATTATATACCTGCTGATAAAGTAGCTATTTCACCATATCAAGAAAGATTCTAATGGCAAAACCAAGAAAACCCATACCAAAATCCCAATTAACCCTAAGCAATAAACAACATACTGCTTTTAGGGGTAGAGAGGAACAAGGAATTCAAACTAATCCAAATGATGCTGAAATTCCAAATAATCCAAATTATACAGAGACTGGTATAAATTTTAATAGGTCAGCTCAAATGAGCTTTAAAGATGATGATACTAAACAATTTTCAGTTGGTGTTAAGGATATAGATGAAGCTGTATTTTATTATTTTGAAAATAAAATTAAACCTTTTGTATATCAAAATGGAGCTAGAAGAGAAGTACCAGTAATATATGGTGCACCTGAAAGATGGAAATCATTCCAACGTGATGGGTATTATAGAGATAAAAAAGGTGCTATTATGTTACCTATTATAGTAATTAAAAGAGATTCAATTACAAAAGATAGAACAGTAGCAAATAAATTAGATGCTAATATGCCTAATTTGACAGGTGTATTTTCAAAACAATTTAGTTCAAAAAACTTTTATAGTAATTTTGCAACTTTAAATAATAGAATACCTGTTGATAAATTTCACGTAGTAGCACAACCTGATTATGTAACTATGGAATATAGTTGTTTAGTTCAGTGTTATTACATGGAACAACTAAATAAAATCATTGAAGCATGTGAATATGGATCAGATGCTTACTGGGGTAATCCTGAAAGATATATGTTTAGATCATTTATAGATTCCTTTAATACAGCAACAGAATTAACTACTGGTAAAGATAGGTTGGTTGTTGGAACTTTTAATATTAGATTACGTGGATATTTAATCCCGGATACAATCCAAAAAGAATTAAATTCAACTAAAATGTATAATTCAAAAGCTAAGGTTACAATTAATATGGAATCTGTTACTAATGTAGAAGGAGCAGGTATACCAACTAAAAACCCAACAACGGATCATAGAAGTAGAAGTTAATTTTAACAAAAAATAACATATTTATAATAAATTAAAAACCAAAATTATGGCTAGTAAAAAGTTATCAGAAAGTGAGTTATCAATATTAAATGATTTTCAATCAAGAAACAATGATATTGTAGTACAGGTTGGAGCAGCAAATTTAAGGATTGATGCCTTAGAAAGACAAAGAAAGGAAGAATTGGAAAAATTCCAAAAATTGCAAGAAGAACAAATAAAATTTGGAAAAGAATTGCAAGAAAAATATGGTGATGGTAACCTAGATTTAGAAAAAGGAGAATTCACCGCAGCAGAATAAATTTTTGAATACTTTTCCAATATTTATAATAAAACAATATTAAATATAATATAAGACAATGGCAGAAACATTAATATCTCCAGGTGTATTAGCAAGAGAAAACGATCAATCCTTCATTGGAGCACCACCAATTACATTTGGTGCTGCTATAATTGGACCAGCAATTCAAGGTCCAGTTGGAATTCCAACGGCGGTTTCTTCATTCTCGCAATACGAAGCTATATTTGGGGGCTCAGTAGAAAGTGGCTCACAATATTACTCATACCTAAACTCAGCGGCAGCATCTAACTATTTTCAACAAGGTGGTGAATCATTACTAGTTACAAGAGTAGTTAGTGGATCAGCAGGATGGTCAGAAGCATCTTCTTCAATTGAAAATACTGATACAACATCAGCAGGAACTTTAAGAACTGACATTAATATGTCATCATCGGTTTCAGCAAACACTCTTTCAGGTCAAAGTGCAGGAACACATGCTTTAGGTTCAGTTACAGGTGGTGCTGGTAGTTCAGCAGCAGGAACATATACAGTAACTGCAGACGGAGTTGTTACTTCAGTTAATTTTACTGCAGGAGCAGGTTATGCTGTTACTAATGCATTAACAGTACAAGGAAGTCAAGGTGGAGGAGCTGGAACATTTGTTATTACTTTAAAAAGTAGTGATTTAGAAAGTAAAGATGCTTTTGTATTAAAAACTATTTCTGAAGGAGCAATAACAAATAATTACCAAGCAGGAGTTGATAGTGCAAACGGTACTTTAGATGCTGGTACTAGAAATAACGTTAGATGGGAAATTACAGGTGCTAATACAGGATCGGGACAATTTTCACTATCTATAAGACGTGGTAATGATACAGCAACACAAAAAGCAGTATTAGAACAATATAACAATTTATCAATGGACCCAACAGCTGCAAATTATGTAGCAAAAGTTATTGGTAATACTTACTATACAGTAGAACAAGATGGAGTTGATTATTATGTTAAATCAAATGGTGACTATCCAAACAGTAGTGCTTATGTGTTTGTAGGAGCAGTTAATTCTCCAACACCACAATATTTTGATAATAATGGAGCAGCTAAATCAGCTTACTTCTCAAGCATACCAGCTATAGGATCAGGTTCATTCCAAGGTGGAAATGGTACAAACATTAACAGTGATAATTCACCTGTTAAATTTAACCAAAATATCACGGATACTAACATTCAAGGATTAATTGCAGCAGAGTATACGCAATCATTAAATTTATTATCAAATACCGATGCTTACAGCTTTAATGTAATTACAGCACCAGGATTAATAAATTCACTTTCTGCACATTCTTCAGTAGTATCTCAAATGGTAGCACTAGCACAATCAAGAACTGACTGTATAGCAGTAGTTGATTTAGTGCCTTATAACAGTACAGTAAATACTGTAGTAACACAAGCATCAGCATTTGACAGTTCTTATGCAGCAACATATTGGCCTTGGTTACAATCGATTGACGCTAATGCTCAATACGTTTGGTCGCCAGCTTCTGTGTTTATACCGGGAGTATACGCATTTACAGATTCTTCTTCAGACCCATGGTTCGCACCAGCAGGTTTAATTAGAGGCGCGCTAGGTAACGTAGTTAAAGCAGAAAGAAAATTAACATCAGGTAACAGAGATAACTTATATGAAGCAAATGTTAACCCAATTGCAACATTCCCAGGAAGTGGAGTTGTAGTATTTGGACAGAAAACATTACAGAAAAAAGCAAGTGCTTTAGATAGAGTAAATGTACGTAGATTATTAATAGCATTAAAATCTTACATAGTACAAGTATCAGATAATTTAGTATTTGAGCAAAATTCAATAAGTACAAGAAATAGCTTCTTATCACAAGTTAACCCATACTTAGAATCAGTACAACAAAGACAAGGTTTATACGCGTTTAAAGTTGTAATGGATGCTACAAATAACACACCAGATGTAATCGATAGAAATGAGCTAGTAGGTCAAATTTACCTACAACCAACTAAAACAGCAGAATTTATTTTACTAGATTTCAATGTTTTACCAACTGGAGCAACATTTCCATCATAAAAATTAAAAAACGAAATATTTATAATAAAATAAATAAAATAATAAAATGGCAGTATTAGACCCAAACGAAATATTTTTTACAGCTTTTGAGCCGAAACAAAAGAATAGATTTATTCTTTATGTAGATGGAATCCCATCTTACCAGATTAAGGGTATGGGAGCTGTAACACTAACACAAGGTACCGTAGCTTTAAATCATATCAATGTTCAAAGATTTGTAAAAGGTAAATCAACATGGAATCCAATTTCAATGACGTTATTTGATCCAATCACACCTTCAGGAGCTCAGGCAGTAATGGAGTGGGTAAGATTACACCACGAATCAGTAACAGGTAGAGATGGATATAGTGATTTCTATAAAAAAGATCTTACATTAAACGTACTAGGACCAGTAGGTGATATAGTATCTGAATGGATTATCAAAGGAGCATTAATTACTTCAGCAGATTTCGGAGATTTCAATTGGGATACTGAAAACGCTGCTCAAGAAATATCTATAGAAGTACAACCAGATTATTGTATTTTAAATTTCTAAAAAATATTTACATATTTTATAAAATAGCTTGGCTTCGGTCAAGCTTTTTTGTATCGTACATATGTATAACTAGAAACACGTTACGAACTAAATAAAGATTATATGAGTGATTTTAAATTCCCCACGGAAGAAGTAGATTTGCCCTCTAAAGGGTTAATATATTCCAAAGATAACCCACTATCAAGCGGTAAAGTAGAAATGAAATATATGACGGCTAAGGAAGAAGATATTCTTTCTAACCAAGCTTATATTCAAAAAGGTATAGTATTAGATAAGTTATTAAAGTCTTTACTTATTAATAAAGACGTTAACATTGATGATTTAATAATTGGAGATAAAAATGCATTATTAATTGCATCTAGAGTACTAGGATATGGTAAGGATTATAAAATAATAGTTAAAGATTCAGAACATACTATAGATGTATCAACTTTAGATAATAAACCAATTGATGAAAGTTTATATGAAGCAGGTAAAAATGAATTTTCATTTACTTTACCTACATCAGGAACAATTATTACTTATCAATTAATAACAGGAAGACTTGAAAAAGCAATTGAAAGAGAAGTTGCTGGGTTAAAAAAAGTAAATAAAGAATCATCAACAGGTTTAAGTACACGTTATAAACACATGGTATTATCAGTTGATGGTAATGAGGAAAAAAAATATATTAGAGAGTGGGTTGATACCGCATTCTTAGCACGAGATTCAAGAGCCCTTAGAGAACACATTAAAGCTAGTCAACCCGATGTTGACTTGTCCTATATTTTGGACGATGGAGAGGAGGTAGTTATACCCATTGGGTTAAACTTTTTTTGGCCTGACGCTTAAGACCGCACCCCTAGTAAGGAAGAATTTATTTAAGCAAATCCATGATATTGTATTTCATGGTAAGGGTGGGTTTGATTATCCTACAGTTTATAATATGCCTATTTGGCTACGAAAATTTACATTTAAAGAAATTCAAGACCATTTTGATGCAGAAAATGAAGCAAATAAAAAAGCAACAAAAAAAGGTGGAACCAAAAGCATGGTAAACCCAGATGGTAAGGTTAATGTTCCTGATTTTAAAAAAGCAAGTGCCCCATATAAAGGTAAAACAAGTTATAAGTAATAATATTTATAATAAAACCGATTAATGGCAGTCGATCCTAAAAAAGTAGAAGCACAATTAAAGCAAATTCAAAGTTTATTTGATAGACTTGGAAAGATGAATCCTTATGCAAATTTGGATCCTTCTAAGGTCTCAGAATCTGTAAATGAAGCTAAAAAACTAGAAAATGCTTTAATAGGAGTTCAATCTCGAGTAGACAATATGGATCAATCTTTTGGTGATCTAAGTAAACAACTTTCTGCAACAATAAATGAAATTAAAAAAGGACCTTCGGCTACAGATAAATTTGCTAAAGGTTTTAAAGGAGTATTAGCAGAAGTAAAAAAATTAAGATACGAAGAAGAAGGTCTTGATAGTTTAAATCTAAAACAACTTCAAAACCTTAAAAAAAGAGCATCACAAAGACATGCCGATGCTAAGGATGCAGCAACTGAATTAGTTAATGAGTCTGGACTTCAAGGCATGATCAATGCTAAAATTGATAAAAGAACAAAAGAGTATAGATCATTAACTGACGCCCAAAAAGCAGCAATTGGATTTTTAAAAGAGGAGGATAAAACCCTACAATCCATTAATGATAAAATTAATGAAAGAATACAAAAAGAAGAAGAGACCATTAAAAGAATGGGGGGCACAGGTGCGGCTTTAAAGGGAGTTGAAAAAGTTTTAGGTAAAATAGGTTTAGGGGATTTAGCATCAGCAATGGATATTCCTCAAATTAATGAGGATTTAAGAGAATTTGCTGATACTGGAGCAAGCAGCCAGGATATATTTAAAAAAGGGATTGAATTAAGTGGTAAGGCAATAAAAAGAGCACTAAGTGACCCATTAGTTCAAGTAGCTATAGCAGCAAAGGCATTTGCTCTTGGATTTAAAATGTCAATTGGTGCAGTAATAAAGGGTATAAAAGCATTAGAAGAGGACACAGGTACTTTAGCTAAAAACTTAAATATAAGTGCTGGAGAAGCTAGAATAATGTCAGGTAATTTTGCCGACGCAGCATCTTCAAATGATTCATTATTTGTTTCTAGTCAAGGATTAGCTGAAAGCACAATGGAAATAAATGATGCTTTAGGAACATCAGTTAATTATACAGCCGACCAACTAAAAACCTTTACAGAATTAAAGAAAACAGCAGGTTTAACTGCTGATGAAATGATGGGGATACAAGCATTATCCTTAGCAACTGGAGGTAATTTTAAGGATATTGCGGATTCAACATTAAAGCAGATAGAAAATGTAAAGGCATCAACAGGCGTATCTTTAAATGCTAAAAAGATTATGACTGAGATATCAAATGTATCTGAGGCTACACAATTATCTTTAGGAAAAAGTGGTCCTGCTATAGGAGCTGCTGTAGCAACAGCTAAAGCTTTAGGTATGGAATTATCTAAAGTAGATGATATTGCAGGAAGTCTACTTAATTTTGAATCTTCTATTAAAGATGAATTAGCAGCTGAATTACTGATAGGTAAAAATATTAGTTTAGAGAAAGCAAGACAAGCAGCATTAAATAATGATCTTGAAACGGTAGCCACAGAAATAGCTAAACAAGCAGGTTCAGCAGCTGAGTTTGGAGAAATGAATAGAATCCAACAAGATGCTTTAGCTAAAGCTGTTGGTATGTCTAGAGAAGATTTAGGTAAAACTTTATTTATACAAGAACAATTAGCAGGAGCTAGTGGTATTGAAAAAGAAAATAGAGCTAAATTACTTGAGGATTTAACAGACCAATATGGTTTAGAAAAAGCTCAAGATATGCTAAGAACAAAAGGGATAAAAAGCTTAATGGATCAAGCATCATCAACAGAAAAAATGAATGCTGCTTTTACTAAAATAGATGAATTTGTTAAAGCAATAGCAATGAATTTTGCTCCCCTAGTTGATATGTTTGCAGCAGTAGCAGGGTATATAGGAGAATCAGAAGTTCTAATGTCGTTTTTAACAGGTGCTTTAGGAGCATTTGGTATTATGTTAACAATTGTAGCAGGTAAAGCTTTAATTTTAGCAGGGATAGAAATTGCAAAAATGTTTGCAGGTATTGTAGGTAGTTTTTCAATGTTAGGACCTGTAGGTACAGTTGCAGGTATAGCTTTAGCAGCAGGTACCGCAGCAGCAGCATATACATATATGAAAGCAGATGATTTAGAAATGGCTCCTTCATCACCTGGCTATGGTGATAGAATATTATCAACTCCTAAGGGTTCAATTTCATTAAATGATGAAGATACTATAGTGGCAGGGACTAGTTTAGGACAAAATAAGAGCAGTACAGATATGTCTAGAACAAATAAATTATTAAGTGCTATGGTTAGACAACAAAAGAAATTAAAACCTATTGGATTATATAATGTGTCCAAATCGTAGTAAATAAGTAATTTTACAATATTTATAATAAATTAACAATTTAAAACAAAAATTATGGGTCTATTAGATAAATTAACATCAGGTACATCTCAACTAACAGGTTTAGATGGTGGTACACCAAATACTCCAAATTTTCAACAGTCTACTTTACATAAGGAATACTCTATAATTGGAGATCCTAAAGCATCTGCAGTAACACCAGAAAATGGAATATTACCTTTACCATCAACTTTAGAAAGAGCAGTAACACCTCAAGACAAATATTTGAACAATTTACCAAGCTAAAAAAGTATGCCATTAGTCAATTTGACAACAAACCTTAAGTCTTTAAGGTATGGTAAAGATACATTAGGTGGGGGAAATAGTAATCAACCTTATGTAACTAGAGCAATACCTAATAGTCTTGACGATGTAGGAAGAACAGGAGGTCCTGACTTTCTACTGCGTGGGGGAACACTATTGCCTAGAAGAATAGGTAATGATGTATCCAGATTGGCACAAATGTTTTTTGACTTTAAATCACCAGCTGGTCCATTATTTATAGCAAAACAAAATGTATTATCTTTAACTAATGTTAATGGTGAAGCAGGATTTGCAGACCCAGCAAGGTTAATAATGAATCAAGGAGTTTATACTCCATTAGAAGCAATTATTCAAGCTGGTACTAACGCAATTGGAATACACGTTCCAAAACAAGGTTTTAATCCATTTGATAATTTAAATCCTGATGGTCCTAAAAACTTCGGTTTTGCTTCAGCTAGAAATTTACCATTGGCTTTTCCAACTTATTTACGTACTATTAGACCTGATGGTGTAGTAAGAAGTAGATTAGAAAATTTAATAAATACAAAAATCTATAACCCAGCATCCCCAGATGAGCAAAATTTAATAACGTATTCTGGAGGACCGGGTTCAATTTTAGGTGTAGGTAAAACACGAATTCCTATTACTAGTAGGACAACATTTAAACCAGATGATATTAATTTTTATGGTAGTGGTATTACTAAGACGGTAGCAAAATCAGTATTATCTTATGATGAATTATTTAATGTATCAAGTGACCCATTAAATGATAATCTTAGGGTTCTTAATTTTATAAATGGTATATTTGGTGGTCCTTCAATTCCATTAGTACAAAGTAAAACAATTCCAAGAGTACCAAATAGTCAAGGTGGTACAGATATAACAAATCCTAATTTCCAAAAAACATTAGGTGCTAGTCAAACAAGACCTGCTACTTTAGCTTGGGAATTTAATAAAAAAATAGAACAAAGAGTTAATTTAGGTAATCCGGGTAAAAGAGGAAACTTATCAAGTTATACTATAGGTAAAAGAGATATTAATACCCCAATATCAGGATCCGTATCTGATAATGCAACATATAGAAATGCTGTAGATAAAATTAATGCTTATCCTTTATATAAATCAACAAGTGTAACATCTGATAATACCAAAAACGATTTAGTTAAATTTAGAATTGGTGTTATAAATAATCAAAATCCTAGAGAAAAAACATTTGTTCATTTTAGAGCTCATATTAATGGTTTAAGTGATTCTTACACATCAGAATGGACAGCTCAAAAGTTTATGGGAAGATCTGAAGACTTTTATAATTTTAGTGGGTTTGGCCGAACAGTTTCATTAGATTGGACAGTAGCAGCACAATCAAAACAAGAATTAATACCTATGTATCAAAAATTAAATTATTTAGCCTCAGTATGTGCTGGTGATTATTCAGATGTTGGGTATATGAGAGGAAATTTAATTGAACTATCAGTAGGTGGTTGGTTCCAAGGACAGATTGGATTCATGTCAGGTTTAACTTTAGAAGTTCCTCAAGAATCACCTTGGGAAATTGGCATAACTGATGCTAGTAACTTAACTAGTATAGGTACAGGAGATTCAAAAAGAGAAATTAATTCAGATCCAAGCGTACAAGAAATGCCTATGATCGTTAATGTAAGTGGGTTCCAATTTACTCCAATACATGACTTTGTACCAAGATTACAAAGAAATGGATTTGCTGGAGGTAAAGTTGAAGGTGGAGGTAAATTTATCTCTGATTATGGGCCTGAAAGATATATTAATTTAAAAGGTGGATTAGGATCTAATTATGATGGTGGACCAGGCAGTACAGGTACTTCAAATGGTACTATAAACTATATGCCAAATAAATCAGGAGAATAATGGGAAGATATACAAATAGAACAATAGTAAGAAAAATTAGAAATGATCGAAAATTAGGTCATAGAAATTATACTGGGACTAAATATCCTAGAATACCTTTAAATTTCAAAGATGTTTATGTATATGCAGAACAAGGAGATCGTTTTGACACCTTAGCTTTGCAATATTATGGGAATTCAGAACATTGGTGGGTTATATCAATTGCAAATGAAGATTTAAGACAAGATTCATATTACTTACCCTTAAACCAACAAATTAGAATACCCTCAAATATTGCTAATATTATTAGTCAATATAATTCATTAAACGGGGTAGTCTAATTATGGGAAATATTGTAGGGGAAAGATTTGAAAATTATGTACTAGCTCAAATAGCAGCTAGACAAAAACTTTATGGCTCTGGAATAATAGCTAATGAAAGTAGAACACCCTCCCAAATCCAATTAATAAATAATAAAAATGCCTGGCTTAAGATGGCATCTTCACTGTCTGTTATAGGAGACAATTCACCTTCAACGTTAAGTGAAGCAGGAACCTATGTTGATAATCACATAAGTAGTGGAGAAAAAAGATTACGTGATATAGGAATAGAAAATACAGCAGATTTTACAGGAACTGGATTAGCAAAAAAAACAGTATTATTCAATACTTTATCAGAACTTGATGGTGATGAATATAACTTTAGGTCAGGTGTATCAAATTCAACTTCTTTATGGAATAATAATAATACTTATGGTTTAGGAGGAACAGATCAAGGTATAGTACCAGCACCGGGTTTAATATCTTTTTCACTAGAGTCTAAAAACCGAGGATCAATTAGAGAAGGTACAATAGAATTAAAATGCTATAATAAGTTTCAATTTGAATTAATAGAATTAGTGTATCTTAGATTAGGTTTTACTCTAATGATTGAATGGGGATGGGACAAATATACTACTAATTCACAAGATATTAAAGATGTAGGTAATACTATTATTGAAGATAGTTGGTTTAAAAATAATACAAATATAACCCAACTTGAAATGATAAGGACAATAGAAGGTTATCGTAAAAAATACTTTGGTAATTACGATGGTTTTTATGGTAGAGTAGTTAATTTTAATTGGTCATTTGATCCTGATGGAACTTACAATATAAGTATAGATGTAATCTCCGTTGGTGATGTAATAGAATCCTTATCAGTAGCATCAAAAGCAACTACACTTTCACTGAAACAAATCTCAAATCAAGTATCAGCATCTTATTTTCCTGAAGGATTAGGAGATTCACCTATTGTAACTAATGCAGGATCTACAGCTTTATCACAAGATATGTTTCAAGATATATGTGGAAAAGCCTGGGATGAAAAATTAAGTGATTATCTTAACCCAACTTTATTTTTCACACCAGCGGTTTCAACAGAGGGAGAACAATCTGCAGGATCAACAGATAAATATGGTTATTATATGACTTTTGGGGCATTAATAAAAAAAATACAAACTTATGCTGTTCCTAAATTATTAACAGATTTTGGAGAAGCATCTGATGTAATTGAATTCGATAGTAACCCAGATAGTAATTTATGTACTACATACCCAAACCAAATTTCATTAGATCCAAGAATTTGTATTATAAAACCTCCAATATCAGTTTCTACTGAAGTATCACAGGATAAAACTTATATAAACTTTTCACCAGGATGGGATTACTTAAAAGAATTTGCAGTAGCCGAAACTGAAGGTAATGTTAGTGTTATATATGGTAAAATAATGAACATATATATTAATTATGATTTTATTTCTAGGCAATTAAACAAAGCTACAGATGCTGGGGAGAAAAAAACAACACTATCCATATTTCAATTTTTACAAAATATATGTGATGGTATTAATACAGCTTTAGGTGATATTAATAATTTAGAAGTAATATTAAAAGACGATAAAGTAATTACTATTTTAGAACAAAACCCTATACCGGGTGCTGAAAATGTTTCGTTTTTAAAAGATAAATTACTTTCTGTTCCTTCATTTGAAATGTTTGGTATTAACCCAACAGGACAAGCTAGTTTTGTAACTGATTTTAAATTTGATACTAAAATTACCCCTGAATTAGCAAATTTAATTTCAATAGGAGCAACAGCAGCTAATAAACCTACAAAAGATTATGATGCTACTGCTTTTTCTAAATGGAATGAGGGATTATACGATAGATATAATAAAGAATATGTCGATCCTGCATTAGAAGTTGCACTTCAAGCAGCTATAGCTTTAGCAGATCAAGCTAATGAATTAGGAATAACATCATTTGGTGATTTATCATCAGAAGAAGTTACTAAATTATATAATTCCTGGGTAGCAGGTGAAGAAGATAGAGGAGATGACGAAGTTGTTGAAGATTTTTTTGTAGGTATAGGTGATGTTGCCTTAACTTTAGGAGAAGGTACAGGACACGTTGTTGATTGGGCTCGTGAAGGATTATCTGATGGATATAACACATTTGCAAACTGGGCATGGCGTGATGAGGATGAGCAAGTTGACACTTCAGGCGACAATGTTGAAAATATAACAAACCCTGATTTATCAGAGAGATTAGATTCTTCATACTCACAAAATCAAGTATTTAAAGCCGCAGGAGTTGAATTGCAGGGATATAGAATAGCAACAATAAATGATGTTTACCCACAAGAGGGAAGAGATTTAAATGGGGGGCTTAACTGGGAAGAGTATGTTAATAAAGTAGATGCTTATGTGCGTGCTGAAAAACTAAAGGCAATAGCAGGAAAATATACACCTGAAGAATTAGCTGTGAAATTTGGTAAGAATTATATATTTTATTTAACTAGAGTATTAGGAGGAGACTTTGCAGCAGGTAGTGATGACGGAAACACTGGATTTACACCTGCTAAAAATGCATCTTATTTTTTATTTAATGATAAGGTAATAAAAGAAGGAAAAGCAGCATTTGAAACTTATGTAAACACTTCTAATCAAATCTTGTTTTTTAAAAAAGGTATCCCTTCAGGTCAGATTGGTTTTATACCAATAGACCTTGGATTTTCATTTGTTGGAATGTCTGGTATTAAGATATACAATCAAATAAATGTTAGGCAAGGATTTTTACCAAAACAATACCCAAAAACTTATAAATTTTTAATATCAACAGTTGACCATGAAATATCAGATAATAAATGGGAAACATCTTTATCAACTATAACCATCCCAAGAACCTTTGCTGTAGGTAAATATAATTTTGATGATCTTGCTTCAGCAGTAGACACATATGTAAGAGGTAATTCAAATCCTCAAGGTGGAAGACCAGAAAATTTTACAAATACTACTAATGCCGATACAGTAAGAGCCTATATAAAAACAGATTCTCAAATTGAAGAAAAAAGATCAGGAGATAATGGTTTTGGGGGTAGAACTAAAGGAGTTAGCCCTGAAGGTAAAGAAGTGGGTGAATTATCCAGTGGTGGAGATATTACAGCCAAAATGGCTGAACAAACAATTGCAGTAATGAAAGCAATCAGAATAGCAGCACCTTCTATTAGAATTAAATTAACAGGTGGAAATGATTTATATCACCACAATAAACCAAAATCATATACAAGTTTACATGAATCTGGTGGTGGTTTAGATTTCACAATATCTCCAGCTACTGATTCAAATCAAGCAGCTGTTAGAAAAGTACTAAATAGTTTTATTGTAGGTCCTAAAAATTGGTGGTACATTGATGAATATAGATCCTTAACGTCAGCAGCAAGTGGTAATCACTACCATATGTCACAAAGGCAAGAAAGAAAAAAACTAAATGAGGGTGGATATAAGAGTGTAGAGGAAAAAGAAGCAAAAGAACAATTAGCAGCAGGAACAATAACTAAAAAACCATAAAAAATGCCATATTATCCTTCTTCCCAAGTCAAAACAAATCTTTATACTAATGGAGATGAATTTACTTTAAATGGTGTTTCCTATGTTGGTCGATATTTTATAAATTCTAAAGGTGAGTTTTACTCAGGTGCAACACCTCAGTCACCTACAGTAAAACAAATATTTCTTACTAATAATGATAATAATGAAAACCCAACATTTTTAACTAAGACAGAAATATTAAATAATCAAAACAGAAAAAAAGATGTAGTCTCTTCATATTACGATGTAGACCCTCAATATTGGGCAGCAAGACGTTTAGATTGGCAAAACCCTCCAAAAGCACCAATCAAACCTATAGGCCAACAACCATTACCTACTTCTAATGATTATGAAATTGGGGAATTTAATAGATATTTTTTAAAAAAGAATAACGAATTACAATATACTGAAGTAAATGAAGAACAACTAAATATGTATTCTTCTAATAATGGTAAAGTACAATGGCAATTATATACTCCTATTACCATTACATGGATATTAGAAGGTAATCTAAATGATGTATTTAATACTAATAAAAACATAGTTAAATTATCGGAAACTAGAAACAAACTTGTAGGCTTTGTAGAAATTTTTAAAAACCGATTTGCTAGATATCATAAGAGTGAAGGTAAAGTTCAATCTACAAAATCGGATATGGAAGGATTTCATATAATGCCTGATGGTACTAAAATGAAAGATTCGGATATGCCAAAATCTAACACTCCTAAAAAAACAGGTGGCTATTAACAAAATTGTTCGTATATTCATGGCCTAAATAGGTTATATGTACTGGTTAGTAGAAGAAGATAGTCAAATAGAGGTTTTAATAAATAGCGGTTACAAACAAGCGTTTAT